CTAGAGTAAGTAACAGACTGTAGATTACCGGTGTCAAAAGTATCGACCGTATCAATCTCAAACTTAAAACTCGATGCTATTTTTCCATTGACCAAATCTTCATATTTAGCATAAAGTGATCCAATAATTGTCGATATTGTATACCCATTTGTAGGTGATATAAGAGTTACTGTTGGTAAGCCCATTTATTTACCTCCTCTTATGCCGCCCAACTACCGACGGTTATGTTTAATCTTGCCGCTCGAGCGCCAAGTATTAACAAGGGTGGGTCTAAGGATTGTTTAATATAAATCGGACTACTAACACTTCCGACAGATAAACTGGCTATGTCCAATGTGGCGGACCAACTAACTTGATCCCATGAGATTAAATAATCTGCATTGTTTAATTGGATATTTATATTATTAGCCACCTTGGTTGCGCTATCATTTTTTAATCGAATACTATTGATTACAGTTGTTCCTTCTGGGCGGTCACCCCAATCTTTAAGAGCCGTAAATTCCGCAGGGGTTTCTAATTCATTATCTAATACCAGAATGTCATCTGGTGTTTCTCCGGCAGCTTTTCTTCCATAGAAATGAAAACCAAATAAATAACCATTCCCATGAGCGCCAAAAGACCCCCTAAATCTTATTGCTTTATAGGATGTCGAAAATGATACAGCTTTAATATTTGTTCTCCAAGCATCCACATCTCCGCCACAACTAATATTCGGATTGCCATTAGGAAAAGTCGCCGCGTTCCAAGTTCCATCCATCCCGTTTGTCGTGTCATTTGAACCCTCTAACACAATAGTGACACTTTCTGCCTGAAAAAGCATACACATAGCTTCAATTTCTCGTTTTTCCGGAAAGAACATCCACCAAGCCCATCCTTCACCATAATAATACATAGTGCGCACATTTGTTAAATCTTCATCGTTATACTCGATTAAGTCTCCACTCGTAAACCAGGTTGTAATGCCTGTGGCAAAACTATTACCACCAGCACCATTACTTCCAACGACTGTCCCGTCTATATCATATGGCATTCGTCTACTAGTTATTGCTGGATAAGACATATACATTCCTCCTTAAACATACGCTGGATAATAATTGAATTCCATACTACCACCAAAGGTATCACAAGTTAATTCTATATTGTTACCACCAGCATTTAACACAAACCAATGTGGATCGCCCGCATGAATCAAATATCCTAAGACATTCTCCTCATCTAATGTTACTTCATGAGCATCTAGATCTATTAAGACTTCTTCGTTCACCTCAATATCACCAGTAAAAGTACAGGATATACCGTTCGTAGTGTTATTGATCTTCAAATTACTTGCTGGGCCGGTGATTCTTATATTACCTTTTTCTACACTAGCAGTGCCCGAATTAGATAACGCAATAGAAACACTTCCGCTTGTCAACTCAATAGTTTCGGTAACTAACGTTTCGCCATAATATAATGGATCAGCCATTAGAACTTCAACTGACATCTTAGCTGATATGGTAGGTTGCTCTTTTATAAATGATATCTCACTAACAACCTCGACTTGCGCGGTCCTATAACTACCGTCCAACATCTGCACTCTAAGTGGTACTTGCCCAGCCACCGCGAATATACTTTTCAAATATTCAAGATTGATTTCTAATTGTTCTCTTTCCGTTCGACCTTCAATTAACACACCATATGCATCAGTAGGGGCCACCCACATGTTTAGCACTGGTCTTCGTTGACCAAAAGGTTTATTCCGTACATGTCTGGCTCCATTTTTGTAAGGAATTACTATATTATCCCCACGTCTTTCGGGGACCGAAGAAGGCAAAGACTCAACGTTCCATGCCTCCGTCGTTAATAAAAAACCGTTAAAATATATCTTTCGAAATGTCATTACGCAAACCCTCCCAAGTAGTTAACACGCATCAGTTGATCACGAATACTATCCGACGCCACTTCTGGTTCGGGATTGTTAACTTCGATATTATAGACGGGTCCTTGTGATTCCCCAGATACTACCTTCTCAACAAGACCAGATAATCTATCCAACATTCCATTGAATATCATATCATTCTTAGTCTGATTTATATTAGATAGTCCGTCCGTTTGACTTTGAATACCTGTGACATTTAGCCTCTGTTGTTGGGCAAACGCGTCCTGAAGTCCACTATTGACATTTGTTAAATCAAGAACTGGTGTGATTGTCGGATTTAGTCCCTCATCAATACCGGCGCCTTCAATTATGGCTTTCATAAGTGCCTGATTAATTGTTTCCCCTATACCACTAGCCGCACCTTCTGACATACCCGCGTATTTGACTAACCCACTAGCCAAACCTTGATTAACCTGAATTCCAAGATTCTCGAATTCTTTAGAAGGTGATTTGATACCAAGAGCGTCTTTAGCGGATTGTAATGCTCGTCGAGCCATATTTGCGGCTCCAGCACATAGATCGCCAATCATACTTCCCATACCACCGATTAATCCGCTTACTAAATCGACACCCACCTTACCAAAACTCGGTATAAATGATCTTAAAGCCTTCATACCTGCCTCGCCAACAGCTTGTATTAGATTATCCATTGCTTTCACTAATGTGTCAGAATTCCCACGTAATGCGTCAGCTACGCCATTTATAAAACCTATGACCAAATCAAACCCTGCTTGGATAACTTTTGGTAAGTTGGTAATAATTGTATTGACAAAGGCGACCAGAAGGATAACGGCGGCATCAACTATTCTAGGAAGCCCATCAGTAACTCCTTTTAACATGGCTAATATTAGAGTTATCATTCCAGCAGTAAACCTTGGTGTAAAATCAATCAGTGCTTTTAACATCTCATCCATAATAGTTATCATTGTTCTTGCAAATAAAGGAGTGACATCTATAAGCACTTGTAAAATAGCTGTAAGAAATATACCTATCTCGTCAACAACTTCAACCAAAGCTTTCATAACGAAAACCAACGCCCCTGCAAGAGCTGTCAACCCAACAGCAATGGCTGATATACCAGCGCCAACTAAAAGTAATCCCGCTCCGAGAAGCACGATCGAGACGCTAATTCCTAAAATCGAACCCGCTAACCCTAATATAGCTGGTATAACAGGCGCTAGAAACTTCCCAGCTAAACCAATAACCACAAATGCCGCCGCTAGAGTCGTTAAACTCTTTGCCATCTGTTTTAAAGACAGAGATCCTAGTTTCTTCAAAGCGAAAGATAGCACAAGGATTGCACCTGAAATTATTAATAATGAAGCCGCCCCTTTGATACAGGGTTCCATCAAAAGACTAAACGCTACGATCTCTAATAGTACTTCGGCCATAGTGAGAAGACCTTTAAAGATCGTCTCATAAGGTAACTCCCCAAGCGATCTGATAGCTGTTGCCATGGCATTAAGACTTATCGCTATTATTGCAAAACTAATACTAGCATTCAACAATTGTTTACGGTTCATCAGAATACTAAATGCAGCAACCTGCATTAATATTTCTCCTAGACCTAATAAACCTTTTAACAACACTTCATAATCCATATTTCCTAATCGACTAACAGAATTGGTAAGTAGATTAAGAGCACTCGCAAACACTAAAAGGCCTATGGCCGCAGGAATGCCAAGTTTAAATAGGTTTAGTCTTAAAAATACAGTTAATTCTGTAAATATAACACCAATACTACCAAGACCTTTAGCTAAAGATTTAATACTAAGTTTACTTAATTTCTCTACAGCATTTGACAATATTAGTAATGCTCCGGCGAAGCCTATAAGACCTAGAGCGCCTGTTACCATACCCGGACTACTAAACTCCATTTTCTTTGATGCAGCTATTAATACGACAAATATACCTGTGACACCCGCAAGACCGACTCCAAGTTCATTCCACTTAATTCGGCTCAACTTCACCAACGCGTCTGCTAATATTAAGACAGCAAAAGATATACCCATAAGAGCAAACGATAATAGAGTTACGGATATAAACCCTTTAAAACCCGCACCAGCAACAATTTTTGTAAATGCAGCTAATGCGCCAAACAATTCGAGAAATAAGATCGATATACCAGCTAAGGCCGTAGATAATTTGTCTGGATCGATTAAAGATAATACAGCAAGCGCGCCTGCTAATATACCTATAGCCACAGCAATTCTTAACAATGTGCCTGCCTGGAGTTGAGTTTGATACGCTTGAAGACTGTCCTTCACCCCATCAAGGACATCCGTAATTCCGCTTAGCAATCCTCCAGCATTATCAGTTATATCTTTAAAAGATTTAATAAGTCTAGTTATACCTATGAGTACTCCGGCACCTAAAGCTCCATTGATAACTTGAAATAATTTCTCAAAACTAAAATTCCCAAATATTTTTGACATATACTCACCAATGGTTCCAAACGCCTTTTCAAACCCATTAGCAAAGTTATCAAAAACGGGTGTTAAAGCTTCGAACTCTTTGAAAATATTAGGAATAGGAGCGATTGTATTTCTTAGTTTCTCAATCATCCAAGTAAATATACCTGAAGCTTTTATTGATGCATTAAGATTGACTAAGAATCCACCAAAAGCACTAGTTAGTTCTAATAGTCCGCCACCCACTGGCATGACCACACCGAATAATATACCTACTCCCCGAGCTAAAGTTCCTATAATTTGTAGTCCAATACTCAATATCGAGAACAAACCTTTAAACGTAAGTTTTATCTTATTCGCAGTATCTTCCCCTATTTTGAGGTTTTGCGTGAAATCTCGGAAACTCTTAGAGAGTTCTACTAATCTCTCGCCAGTCATAGCCGGAAAGACATCGCGAAAAGCTTCATGAACTGGTTTTAAGATAGACATAAGACCTTTAAACGCATTAGAGAGGCCTTCAATAATTGCATCTCGTCCGCCATTAACATTCCAAAACTTAAGCATCTCATTTCGTGCTTCCGTGGCTGGCGTTATAAGAGCACCAAAAGCATCGTTAATGTTTGTTAATAATTTAGCCGACTGTTCTTTACCACCGATAATGTTTTCCCACGAAACAGCCCAACCAGATTGAACAGATTCCTTCATAGTACTAAACATCTGGGTAATTGTTTTAACTTCAGTTGCGGCTTTCAATAAATCTGGATCGTTCGCAAATTTAGTAAGAGTTTTCGTTAAAACTTCAGCCGTGATCCATCCACTCTCTAATGACTCCCTAAATGATACTGCCATATTTCGTCCGTGGCCTAGTTCTTTTGCTGTCTTCTCTAAAGCCTTCTGAAAAAGTTCTCCGCCCATACCTGCATTAACTACGGAGTTCCAATCCATAAGTTTTACAGTTCCAGAGGCCATTGCTTGAGAAAGTTGATACATCGCGGTTGACGCTTGCAATGCATTTGATCCCGAACCAGCTGCTAAATTAGCTATACCTTTAATCGATTCAGTAGAAGTCTTTAAATCTACACCCGCTGCTGTAAACGTTCCTATATTTCTAGTCATCTCAGCAAAATTGTAGATAGTTTTATCGGCATAAATATTTAATTCTTCTAAGGCTTTATTAACATCCTCAAGATTCGTTCCTTTACTTTTAGTGTTTGTTAGGATTGTTTGAATGGCGCCCATCTTAGTTTCATATTCTTCAAAACCTGAGAATACAGGTTCGATGGTTAACGATTTTGCAATATTCATACCTGCGTTAGCCGCTGCCATACCTAGATTCATAAGTACGCCCATACCAACAATACCCATATTTGTGAATCGACTGGCTATAGAGTCTACTCCGGAGGCTATACCAGCAATTGAGAATGATTTACCAGCTCTATCGAGATTTTCTAAACTTCTTGCCGCGCCATCTAAGTTAAGTCCTTTTTTTAGATTCTCAACAGATTTAGTACTCTCTTTCACACCACTCTCAAATTGTTTATTGTTGAACTGCATATCAATAATGCGTTCATCAACATTACCACTCATCTAATTACCTCCTTCCATAAAGCATCTGCTAATTTCTTAAGAACTGGACGGATTGCTGGTTGAATATAATGTAATCCGTGAACATANCCACCATTTCTTGTCCCNTGTCCGTAATTAAGAATAATAGCGATAGGGACCCCTGNGACCACATTCGAATTAGTCCAAGATATAGAGTAACCATTAATAGAAGTNTGTATCTCGTAGTCCCAAGAACGTGCAGTCTNCCCTGTATCAACNGGNGTCGCCTCAGTTAGAATATCTACACCTTTTTGNGCNTACTTNCTTANAATGTGCCGATAGTCATTATTTAAACTTTGTTTAAANAAGCGCTCAGTATTTTTAAAACTACCTCTATGTTTAAATACTATCATTAACGCNTCACCCCTTGCTATTCGCGGCTTTTCGTCGCNCGGCATTAAGNGCACTATTTCGATTCATAAGTTGTCGTCCGNTCATCTTTTCAGGAGGTTTATTCTTTATATTACACACATTAATGAGTGTTAATAAACGATTTAAGTGCCACTTTTGGCATTCAAAAGGGATATTTAAAGTTATCATCCAGTAATAAACGATTTCGGCGGTAATGATTTCCCTATTTGGAGATCCTTTTTGCTTCGAAATAATTGTAGCGGTCATTGGAGCTTCAATATAATTATAGACTTGATTTAAGTTCTCCTGTGAGAAACGAGTATATACCTCGGATTCTACATTCTGGGTCAGAGTCATACAACGAATATAATCGATGGATTCTTCGTATGTTTTTTTATCTTTTAATAGAAAAGGTTTACACCATTTTGACTCCCATTTTGATAAGGAGACTAGAGAATGTTCAAGTTGTAATGCTTGGGGTTTGGACTTGATAAACTCGTCGTTAACTTCATCGTATTGTTCAATACCAGACACTACAATCTTTAACATCTCTAGTCTCCTTTTTTTTCATTATTTTGCTTTTGAGATTCCGGAAATAATTCCGTTAACAAAAGCCGTAGCCGATTCTTCGTTATCTGCTATCTCTTCAAATATTTTGTCAAAAGCCGATGTTTGCGCGAAGTCGCTCCTAATTGCCGCATTCTTTATAAAACGCCGACCATCTGGAGATTTTTCACCATAAGCATTAAGAATTAAATCCCTAAATAATTCGAATATCTCTTTTTCATTCTTCGTACTAGCTAATTCTTTAACCCGATTGGCAAGTCCACCAGGAACAGATGTCTGTAACTCAGTCAATTCAACCTTGTTAAGATTGAAATAGAAATCCTCCGTTCTTTCATTCCCATCGTAATCCAAATAGGTTACTGTTTTTTTTAGCATGGTATTTTTCTCCTTTCAAAATTAAAAGATAGGGAATCCCCTAAAAAGGAGACTCCCCAATTAGAGGAGGGCTTTTTAAGCGGCAATCGTCGTGAAATTCTTAACCACAGCAGTAAGTGCTTGATTGTAGATATCCACTACGCCACCAACTGTAACGATGTAGGTTGTACTGTTGGTAAGACTTGCGGTTGGATTGAATGTAAGAATCTTGCCTTCAGTATCCCAAGTCTTAGCTCCGGCAACAATGGCGCCGGCAGCGGACGTAACAATAATCGCTTCACTATGAATTTCATTGTTAAACGTAAGAACAATATTAGCCGTGATAGCCACGTCAATGTCTTCATCATCCGGAACAATCGAAGACAAAGCAACAGCACTAGGCGCCCCAGCAATAAATAGCGCCGCAATTTCATCAGGCAAAGGAAGACGCGGATCCACACCTGTAGCGCCATAAAGAATAAGTTCAAGGGCGGCAAGTGTAGTGGGGTCGACCTTTGTGGAATCAATCGTCATAGACGCTGTTGGTTTCTTTCCAGTTACAGCTACAGGAATCGTAGTTATTTCCCATGAAAATGCGATGGCTTCTGGAGAGTCATTAATTGTTTGGTAACCTTTTTCAGAAGGCGTTGCCGTGGCACCCCAAACCAGATGTAATTTATACCCATAATCTTCTCCATCTGTATCATTTCCGAGTGTCGTTCTATAGGCCAACCCAAACGTTTGCCGCGTTTGCTGACCTATAACCACGCCTGTGGACAATGACGCCGACCCATCACAAGCCGCGAATTCATCCGGATACATAAACGCCTCGATCATGGCCGCAAATTCTTCAACGGATATTAAGTTCAGATATTTAATATCATCGGCGTATTTTGGATTAGGTTCAGCCCCTGATGGCTTTTCAGTAACAGCGGTTATCCCATTCCAAACAACACCTACAGGATATGAACCATCAGAAATTCTTGGATAAAGAACCCCTTTTTTAACACCTGTCTCATACAAGCGTTCCCCTACTTCATCCCAAACAAGTTCGCTCATGAAATAATTCCTCCTTTATAGTATAATCGATATACGTCGTGATTAAGATTATCCGTTGTATAATGACGTACAAATTTACACAACGGAAGTTTAGCAACCATCCCAGGTATTTCACTATCGGGATCTTTATCTATCACCATAATCTGATATCCTTGGTGATCCATATACAATATATCGTCCGCATATGCCGGTTTTGGATCGCTACGCGAATATACTATACATGGATACACCATCTTTACTGTTGCGGGTGGTTGAAAGTAAACATTTCGAGTGCCTTCTACATCTAGAAGTATTGCTTCTAGAATATCATGCAGATCTGCGCGATCACTCATTGTATACACCCCCAATCGATAGGATCAATCGGGGCCTCTGAACTTCCACGTTAGTGACTTTCCAAGAAGTCCCCATCCATTTTACATACCGCATTGTATGGAAATTCTGATAGGCAAAAGGGTCGGCTATAATGCTGATCGTATGATTTATCATGAGATTGTCGTTAAGATTTGCCCCTTGTTGCCATCGGCCGGTGTATTTGTTAACATCGCCTGAGTAATTACGTTCAACAATGGTTTCTTCCCACACCCCAGGAGCAGTCTCTACTGTATCAGCAAAACCCGATACCCCCATAAAACTTCCCCATTTTGAATCTCCTTTACAGATTATTATTCTTCTACGAAGATCTGTTCAATGACCAACGCCGACTTAGGTTTGGTTAGACAGCCGGAGCAAACGAGTTTCCATCAAATATTTAAGTTGGTTATAGTCGATGTCGAAGTCATCAAAACATATTGATAGCTCCACCTTTNNCGGCCCCAACGGTATAATCTGATAGATTGACGTATGATTCCGATAAGCGCTAGATCAACGCCGTCATCTTCACGAGTCAAATCATCCATTAGCGGCACTTCCACGATCTTGGAAACACGAAGGGCTGACGCTAATTCAGCTTCAGTCGCATACAAACGATGGCCGGTCGCGTCTTTAAGAAGTAACATGTCGGTTAGAATATCGACACCTATATACAAGGTTGGGCTTCCGGAACCCTTGTAGTTCTTGCGAGCGCGAACAATCTCATCAATGATTTCTTCTGTTTCGAGGTCGGCCGCAAGCGCGACATGATGAGAATAGATGTCGTCATCCGTATAGATTGGGCGAATACAACTCTCGTCGATTTTGTCTGCTGATTCAGGATCTCTCCCGTCACCAATAAGAATTACGCGAGCAATTTCCTCATCCAGCATCATACGCATTTCGGATTTCAGGAAAGCTACAACATCCAGATCTGTGATATCGATAATGTCGTCACGATCAAGTTTCTGTTTCTTGTAGATAGTTGTCGGGCCGGTAGTTCGCTTGAGTAAAGATATGATCTCTTCTTTCTTCAGTGCCCCTTTGACATAACCCAAAGCTCGAGCGTCATCTGCTGTAATATCAGCGGCCATACTTTTAATACGAGAAAACGGAGAATGCCGAGTGCCATTAATGACCCCAACTACCCATTCCATATCGCGTTTGATAAGATCTGGAGTTGGTGTTAAAGTTTTAGCATCCGGGAAAAGATAATCGATATTTGTGATTCCATATTCTCCAACATGAGCTAAGAAACTATCCTTAAGTGATCCGATCTGTTTAGCGTCAGCTAAGATCTCTTGAAATTGGGCGTGTGTCAACACGTTTTCCGAACCCTCTTCATCAGAGCCATCCCATACATTCTTCTTCAATTTGTTTCCCCCTTCGTCTGATTGTTGTAAGTCTTCTCCCTCGCCTTCAGCAGCTTGGGCAACCATGTAATAAACGACATCTTTCTGCTCGTCGGACATTGAATCAAAGACGTCTTGAACCGTTTTACCTTCACCGGTCGAGGCGTTATCAGCATGCTTCATATCTTTTATTACCTCCGTTAAAGCTATTTTTTCACCACTATGAATGATGGCTTCGGCATCATCTATATCTTCACTACCATCAGCATGTTCGATAGCGAGATTTTCAATCATGGCGCCAGGGTTTGCTCCTGTTAAAACGAGACTCACTTCACGAATCATGCCGTGAAGAACATCTTTGCCTTTTTGAAGCAGTTGATTAGCATAAATCGATAAAGCATTAATATCTCCATGCTCAACTAATTCTTTAGCATTTTTACCCGCAGATGTGCTATTGAATTTTCCGTAAACATAAACTCCATCTTCGCGATTTTCTAATAACGCGTGACCTAATACGTTACTAGGTTCCTTATGCAGATGTTGCCATACTAATGGCAATGTCTGTCCATCATTTTTAATAAATGCATTTTGGCGAATGGTTCGACCATCTGTGCATTTAATATCATTTTTCGTAGCGTAGCCACTAAAATCATATTGTTTTGGCATTCATTTTTTCCTCCTTGTTTAATTTTGAGAGATCCGGCGTTGTAGGTGCATTTTCTGACGGCGGACTTATATTCTTATTGCTTAGTTCGTCCGATTTTGGATCGGCGTCAGGTTTATAACCCATAACAGCACGAAAATCATTCGAAGATAAGATCGCGTTACGCGTAAATTTATCCGCAATTTCAGCTAAGTCGTTTACTGGAACCAACTTGAATGGATCTCTAAAGAACATTATAGATTGATTTTGAGTTCTCGCGGTCTTTGTAAGAAACTTATTTTGCATTTCATTAGTGATCGAAGAAATAACAGGCTCGATCGTTCGGTTATGATAATTTAGCATTTCTTTTTCATCAGCCATGCCATTAAATACGCTCTCTGTTATCCCTAACTGGCTATAAAGCATACTAGTTAGGTATGTAATTTGAGCCATTAAATTGTTCTCAGCTGGACGATTTAATTGAGTAACTTTTTCTGTGGCGTCACTATAAGCAACACCGTATTTAGAATTGCTTAATTGATCTTCCATATCTTGCCTACGAGCCGCTGCCTGGTCCTTTCTAGCCTGTGATTTAATAAGATAAGGCAATTGAATAATTATGTCTAACTTACCAGAACCACTTTGTTCATCGATAGCATCTAATAGATTCAGTTTTCTAGTTAGACGCTTTATTGTCGAATTGGGTTCGTTCATAACATGATAAAGTGGATTTTCAATTATAGCGACCATTTTTTTAGGAAGTGTTATCTCCCCTTTTCTTCCAGTTTTGTCATTATACATTCTAATTCGTACTGAACTAGGATACCACTGTAAAATCTGTGCTGTGCGTAGCGATTGTATATCATAAGAGGTAGAAATATTAGGATCTAGAGTAGTATCAACAGGCACAACAGCTATACACCCTTCGTCAAATAACGATAACACCACATCCTGTATAAAACTTCGACCAGTTTGATCAGCATTAGCTCGCATAGTAAGACACTCGTTTAAATCGGAAGATATTGTATCTATATACCTCCCATTTTGATCTAAACGAACATGTTCTATACCAATTGAGGCCACATCAATCGCTATACGATTGTAGATCGAAGAAATAATAGAACGTTCATTAGTGTAATTCAATCGTACTCGATCCGGCTTATAGGAGCTACCATACCCTTCATTAGGTACTCGCATTTCTGTAGGATCTCGACTAAGAAACGCATTCCATGCGTGTTTCAGTCTATTTCGGAATGGTTCAGGCATTCTCGCACCAACCCTTCATCATTAGTGTTATCTAACATTAGTACGCTGAACCAAGAGAAATTCGGCGCCAATTCTTATCGGTTATAGCATTAGCCGCAATAGCTACATAAAGATACGAGCTATCTGCTGCCATCTCAAACTCTTTACCAACGGTTCCATCTACGCCACCACTTAACTCTGTAGCTGCGCCCGCGAAGGCCCCGTTAGCCATTGTCTCAGCAAGAGTAATGTCATTACCCGACACTCCTGCTACGTCAGCAGTCAAGTCAATCGTGTCTCCTGTACCATCAGCGCCTCCAACACCTTGAGTATCAAGTGCTGTCATAGCTGCAGCAAGAGCTATTATAGCATTAGCTGCTGTACAATCTGCACCGGATGTAAGAGTTGCAGATACGAATATATTTGTTCCGGCATCAAAAGTTTCTGTCGTAGCGATTGCATCACCGGCGACTCCGCCAACTAATGCTGTTATAACACTCACGTCGGTGTCAAATGCAGCAGCACTTACCAATGGATGTGCGTCGTTGATCTCATCTGTACCGTTGATGGCCGCTACTATATTTGCTTGCGCCGCAGCTTTATCTGCGCCAACAGAAATTTCGCCATCGGCATTAGCTGTCCCAACCGGAACAAATGTGTAAACCTTTGTACCAATAGTCATGGTATCGGCAGAAATTGGTTGGGTGTCAACTGTTAAATGTCCGTGCGATTTAGTCGTATAAGATTCAATATCCACGGCTTTATTTGTTACTGTAGTTTTTGTCTGAGCAGCATCAGCCAAGAACTCATAAACATCGGTACCCGCAATAAGGGGATTATCAATTGTAACAGTTTCACCATCGATAACAACCCCGGATACAGCTAATGATTTTGAAGCATTCACAGCATTGACTGGAGTCGCGTCCGTAGCAACATTCAAAGCATCGATCATTTCCTGAAATTTTGTCCCGAAACCCATAGCCCTCGTATAAATATTAATACGATCCAGTCTTCCGATTTCTCTGGTTGTTAAATCTTCCACGTCAATCATCCTTTCATTTTTAGATATAAATTCTTACTCAAACGCTGTTTTATTTAGTTTATAAGCCACGTAAGCGTCCATCATAGCAGATACAGGGTCTACTTTACGATCATATCGTTTCTTCAATAACTTACGGCCCCCGTTTGTATCTTCTAATGTAATAGCATTACCCATGGCAAAAGTCATCATAGCTTGATCAAATAACAACATCCTTTCTTCTGCTAATATTTTCAATTCTCCTAGAGGAACGGACTCTGTTTTCGTGCCTTGAATTACTTTTTCAATCCCAAAAGGTCCATTTTCTTGCTTCCCAACGAGTGACAAATTCCTTAGCGTTGTATGGGTCGAATCCAAAACATCTAATATCGTAATCGGAATCGACCACATATTTGTCAAGATCTTCATACACCTCCATTACATCCAGAACAGTTCCTTCTAATACAATTAAACTTCCCTCTCGAAGAAATTCATCGTATTTAGTTCGCATTGCTCCTGGAAGTTTCATTAAAGTTAATGATGTAATATAGCATCTAGTCTTAACTCCATACGCGCCGTTAGATAGTGGGAACAAAAATGTAAATGCGCAGAAATCATCCCCCTGCGATAGATCCCCACCTAATGCGCATGGTAAAGACCAAAAATCTCTTGGTCTATGCGGTAACGTGTCACTATAAGTAAAGAAATATGTGTAACCTTCCATGGGTAGTCCAAATCTTTTGGCTAGTATATCATTTCTAGCAGCCGGAACTCTTTCCGCTCTCTCGACATCTAATTGGTAGACCTCATACGAAACCGTTTTGCCCAAATTTGGTTGGGCTTTCACCCACATGGTTGGATCACTGACCTCTTTAACATCGTCAAGTTTATACCACCAAATAGAAGTATGTGGAGCAATATAATCGCCTTTAAGAATATCCATCAATTCCATTTTAATAGTGTCACCACTACCATTTCGAACTGTTCCTTCAGAACTAGTCGCAATGATTAGATAATCGTCTAACTTAGAGGCCCCCTGTTCGATGGCCCCAATAACGTCCTCTCGAATATCTCCAGATAACCATTCATCAACAGTTGCAATCTTTGGACGGTATCCTTGTAATTTATCAATAGTCATTGGTAGGACTTCAATGATTGATCCGGTAAGAAAGTTTTCAATACCCTTCTTTGTAGAGACTAGTTTGACTCGATTGGCTCTCGAACCTGTCGTATTATAGAGAGAACCTTCGGTCAGAAATTGAAATAATGGTCCTCTAGCTCTTATTATTGCGGTCCGAATAGGCGCCATAACCTCATCCGCTTGTTTCATCGTTGGGGCAGTTGTTATCCCCTTCGTAGTGGTAGTATCAACATTCTCGAAATAAGATTGCATAAAGGAATCATATAATGATTTAGCGCCACCTCTTCCTAAAATAATATATTGTTTATTAATAAGGCGCTTTTTTATAGTCTTTCGAACAAATTTACCTCCACGATTATTTTTAAATGGTTGATACACACTTCTTTCAACATAATAATACCACCCTAATGCTTGTTCGGCCCAAAGTTTAAAACTATCAAGAAGTACTAAATCCCCACCATCTGTAAGAGTTAGTTCGTTCTCACAATATCTAATAAATCCTTCAACTGCTTGGTCGTCATAATATACTCCTGGATTTTCGATAAGAGCGTCAACACGATTCATTTCCATGGATATTTCTCTATTTNCAGGAATATTTCCTTTTATCACGTCATCTCTAAAACGCCCATAATAAATCGGAGTCGCGGTATTCGATAATCCCACTTCATGCCACTCCTACCTATTGATATTAAACTACCGCCACCAAAGCCGCTTTAAGTAAAGCTTTACCGCCCTCGGTCATCAAGGCAGTAACACCTTTACCAAGTACTTGTTTGCCAGAACTCTTTAACATATCTTTTACAAAACCTTTACCGATAGTAAGTGTTCCTTTGTTTAAATCTCTATACTGTTTTTCTAGATTCAAACGTTCGTTTAGTTTCTTAAGTTCGGCGTTACTCATCTGATGCATTTTTTTCTTTTGCAAATTTAACTTTTCTTTATGATCGTCACTATGATCAGACTCGATTTTTTTCTTTCGTTCTGTAAGTTTATTCTGTACCATCTTATGGACAGATCCGGGATCATAGGATGCTTTTTTCCCTTTCTTACTAGTTAGGACTTGTCCTCCACTTTTACGCCGACCCCAATGCATGCCTAGAACACCATAATGTTTAAGTGCCAGCACTATATACCCCCCTTTTTTTTTCTTAGTTATTATTCCGTATCAACCTGAATATTCAGTCGCCATTCTAGTTCTGCAATTTGTCTTCCTATAGCATCAATCACTGAACTCACCGAAGGCGGATCAAATATTAAACGAACTTTCAGATAGATATAACTCTTAACTGCTTCAATATTTGTCGCCTCTCCTAAATAATCATTCCAAGTCTCTTCACTAGAAAATATGGCATATCCGTCTTCCGGGCCAATTCCTAATTGATTAAGAGTCATTAACACACCGTTAATATATACAATAATATCAGTGTCGAATTGTGGGTAATCTTCTTCGATCCCTAGTAATTTTTTAATAGTTGTAAGTATACTATCCATAAGCTAGGTCACCTCAACATTCTTATTATAACCAAGGACATGTGTCGTTCGGTCTTCGTTCTATAGGTGGTTGTGGTAATAAAGATTCATTTCCAAAGTGAATAGCAAGATGGGTATTATAGGTTGTACAGATTAAGAATTCAGGATTGAACACATTATCTGATCCCATTTCAATATCTTCTATCGTAATAGGATTCATATGATGTATATAAATTCGACCATGAATCTCATAATCATCCATGGCTAAATCACAACCACCATCACGAATAATTACAAAATCTCTGGTTGCTCGCCAAGGTCTTGAACTATATAACATTTGGTTGATATACCGGTCAAAACCAAATGTACTTTCACCGACAACGCCCGCTAGACGTAGATATCGATATCGTTCTTCAAAAATTTTAAGTTGAGAAAGTTCTGAGTAAGTTCTAATCATAGTCCTCACTCCCTTGGCTTCCACTATAACTTCGCATAGCTTTCAAAGCGTTCTTATATAATTCTTCACTATTCTTAGCCGATTTAAGATTATCGGTTTTAGCTTGCATTAGTTCTTTCTGCGACTTTAAAATATCTCTCTCATATCGAGATGTGGTCGAACCTAATTTCAAATAGTGAGAGATTACTTGGGATGACGCCGTCCCCTCAAGCATCTGTTTTTCAGCCAAATCCATTGCTAAATTAATCATCTGATGCTCTCTTGCCTCGGGTGTAGTACCCGGAGGTCTTCTTTTTTTTGGCTGACTAACATTCTCTTTCGGTTTAGACATACATTCTCTCACCTCCTCATAAGTTCTGTGGACTTTCTCCATAGTTTCTAGGCACTTTCGAAAGAATCTATGAGAGTTTTTAATGCTAACCTTAGCATCTCTTGAAAGGAGAGCAGGTCACCACTCCTGCTTTTTAAAACTTCTCATAGATTCTTTAAAAAGTGCCTAGAAAAACACCCCCCGGAGAATTTTT